AATCAACCCAAATAGGCGGCACGTAATCCTCTGTCTCTGCAATATAGACGGTTTGAGCATCTGGATTATTTGCTCTCGCGACATATAATGCATCCGACAAAAACCAATAATCTGTATGCCACTTTTCATCTTCCAGATTGTATATGTAGGCGTATTTCTTACTCATGATCTTCGCTCCTTCATCTCGTTTTCCGCGTAGATAAGTGTCATATTTCCCGCTTTTTGGACGATATTCGATACTTTCAACCGCATTTTTGCGCTTGTAGTTGTTATTCCTCCGGAAATTTCATAAACACCATCCAGATTGTCTTTCCTCTCCGATTCCCGAAAAGCGGCTGCGCAGGAAGAATTTTCAAAACGTCAGCCGTAGAAATCTGATCTTCTGACCATTTGAAGATCAATACGCCGTAATCTTTCAGGACACGCATGCACTCCTCGAATCCTCGGTGCAGATCATCCTGCCATGTGCTTTCGAGCACACCGTACTTGATGCCAAGCCATGAACTCTTTCCTGCACTGCGCAGGTGCGGCGGGTCGAATACGACAAGACGGAAACTCTCGTCAGGAAATGGTATCTCTCGGAAGTCCGCGATCAGATCAGGCTTGACCTCGAATCGTCGGCCATCGCAAAGGTTTTGGGCAAAGCTACGATTGTCCATGAACACGGTCGCCGGATGCTCCTTGTCGAACCAGAACATCCGAGAGCCGCAGCAAGTGTCAAGTATCTGCTTCACGGCTTGTACACTTCCTTCTCAAGGTCGTCATCTTCATAACCTTGCTCTACCATCACCCACGCCATCATGCAACGCATCGACGCATTCACAAGATGCTCCTCACTTGTGTCGCCTTTGAGATAGAGCGACAGATGCCGCAGTGCTCTTGCTGCGTGTTCTACCGCGGGAATCTCCTTCCACGTCTCGCCCGGATGCTTTCTTGCGCCCGCCGTGAGACCTGTCGCCACTTTGTCGAGCCATCCGCAATCAATGTAGCGGTATTCGTTCTGTTCCTCGTCCTGCGGATATTTCTGTTCTGCCATTTCTCTCATGCCTCCTTCGTCTCTTCAACAATCCTACGTATCACATAATCCGCGCACGGCTGCGCCATGCCGTTGCCGAGTGCCTTGTAGCGGGCTGTGTCGCTACCGCCGTCCGTATAGCCGTCAGGCAGTCCTTGAAGTCGCTCACACTCCGTTGGTGTAAGCTTATATATCCTTCCATCCTGCAATACTATTGGGACGTTATGTCCTCCGGTCCCCATTCTCGCTGTAAGTGTCGGGACATTTCCGTCTTTGATTGGTCGGATTACATCGTCTCTGTGTTGGATGTCATACAAAGCGATTCGAGTGCAATCCTCAGCTCCTCGGGCAGCTCCTTCCCGCGCTCCCTCGCCCTCCGCAGGATGCCCTGGCACGCTTTCGGGCTCAAATAGTATTTCTCCGGCACATCGGTCACGGGCTGCAAAATCCGCGACAAGAAAGATTCTACGGCGACGTTGGGGCACTCCCCAATATTGAGCATCGAGGACGCGCCATGCAATGTCACACTGAGGCAGTTCTGCCAGTCCTGCGTTCGCCCATTTTCCATTGGGAGGTATTGGAATTTCGGTCTGTCCGATTTCTTCAAGCACGGCTCTAAAATCAACTCCTTTGTTTGCGTATTCGCATTCTTCGAACAAGCTCAACTGCTGTTCGGAATAAGCCACTGCGTTCACCATCTACCCCCTTTCTTTTTCCAGCGATTGATAGGTCTTGACACGGACTGCCCGCGCATATGATGTCTACGGGCGGGAGTGTGTCGGGGTCAATCTGCGTGATGTCCCCGAGCTGCTTCACATCGGGAAAATGCCGCACTGTCACCGAGCACGGGAACGGCTCGATTTCACTCGCCCATACAGGCGTTACCCCTGCATGACGCACCGCAAGAAGCCACCCGCCGATTCCGTCAAAGAGACTGCCGAGGGTCATCACCGCACCTCCCTAAAACAATGAAATTTCAACATCACATACAACAGGCTTCCTCTTTTTCGGTCGATATTGTCGCCCTGTGTCCACATCCCCCATACACGACGGATAAAAACCAGAGCACGATGTCTGGTGGCGTATCTGCGAAAAGGACAGAACTATTTCCCGCTCATCGCAGTAATAGTAATGACCGATTGTGAGGCAGTTGGCACAGTATCTGCAATATTTCATTACCGCACCTCCCGAAAGATAATATCCGTGTCCCTCATCATGTGCAGAAACAGCTTCTTACGCAGCACATAGTCCCGCGTCTTGACCCCTTTGACCTCGATCACCTCGCGCCGGCCATCGTCATACTCGACGAGAAAATCCGGTGTATAGGTGATTGGCTTCTGCGGCTTACCTTGATTGTCCCGGAACCCCTCAAGCAAAGTGTACGTCGGCTGACACTCAAGATGCTTGATCTCGCCGAGTCTCAGTTTCTCGCGGAGCATCATATACCACTCTACCTCGCGCTTGCTGTCAAACGTGTGCCCGCATACCATTGTCTTGCGTGCGTTGTACTTGTTCTTCTTCCTGCTCTGCACCCGCATGAGACGCATCACGTTCCCGATTGCCTCCCGCGCCGTCGGGTCGGGCTTCTTGCAGGGCGTGTATTCGTCCATGTTATCACCTCATCCGTATAGCTCGTCTTTCAATTCGTCGATCAGCTCCGATACCTCTGCACTATCCATGTCTAGGAGCGGATAATCATCAACGTCATACCCGAGTTCACGCAGGAGTATTTTTGCGTATTCAAGCTGCCCTTTTGTTGGCTGTTCCATCTCGCCGCCTCCTCAGAAATACCCGCGCTTCTTGTTCTTCTCGTTCACAAGCCGCTGTAGCTCGCCGCGCATCTCCTCGTCATAACCGAGCGCATGAAGCCACGAGACACAGACCGTGATAACGTCCGTGAGTTCTTCGGCGAGCGTTACTTCCGCATCTCCAATGCATCCCGCATATTCAACGCCATCCTCATCCGCTTTTTCAAGCGCATAAACTTTTTTTGCCTCCTGAATTACCTCATTCGTTTCCTCCGAGAGCTTCGCAATCCACTCCACCGTACCTGCATTCCAAAATCTCGTGCACGGCTGCGGCTTTGTTGTGTCAATGTTCTGTCCTCCCGGTGCCACAAGCAAAGAGTCTACGCATTCTCTCGCTTTCCGAAGCCAAAGAACCATTTCCTCCCACGGTTTATCAGTTTCATAGCTACCTTCCATGTGGCAACGATCAATGTCTTTCGCTTTTTCCTCGACGATTTTTGCAATATCCGTGAGGCGTTTTGCCCGTTCTTCTGCGCCCATCTCAGCACGCTCCTCTCATTCGCCAATCAGCGCCCTTAATCTCCACACGCTCGCACATCCCGTAAATGCGCGACATGATCCTCTGTCCTTGCATGTCGTCAATCACGTTGCCACGCCTGTCTACGGTCGCCATGTGACCGATGATCTCCGTCGGGCTGTAGTTGCTCGTCACAACCGTCTGCAAGCGCTCGTTATAGCGGTGGTTGACGATGCAAAACAGCTGCTCGCCCACCCACTCACTCATTTTCTCGCTGCCGAGGTCATCGAGCACCAGAAACGGCGTCTCCTTGACTGCCTGCACCGTCTCCGCTGTATTGCCGCCGTCAAACGATGCGCGGATGTCTGCCATGAGATCAGGCACGGACGCAAAGAGCACAGGCTTTCCGGCTCTCGCCCGCTCATTTGCGATGATTGCCGCGAGTTTGGTCTTGCCCGTGCCACGCACGCCGTAGACAAACAGCCCGCCGATCTCACCGTCGACCATCATGCGCGCTGCATCTACCGCTCCTTTGTTTCCGCCCGTCACCTCGTAATCTGCGAACGTATCCGTCTCATAGGCGCGTGGAATGTGCGCTGAGGCAAAGAGGCGTGCCATCCGCAGGCGCTCCCTACTGTTGCGCTCGTGCTTGCAGGGACTGAGAACGTGGAAGAACCGCCCGTGAGATGTCTCCACCATCGGAATCATCCCCTGTGACGTCTGCTTGCAGCTCTCCCCCGTACATCCGCGACAGAGGTCTTGCAGGCGCTCAATATGCGCAATCTCATCCCGATGCCGCTCGATCTCCTCCGCCGGCAGGTCGTACTTCCCACGGAGGGACGTAGTTTCGGTTTGCCTCTGCGAAATCTGGATACCTCTCGTCGAGAGCATCTTTGCTATGACTGATATGTGCTCCACTCTGTTTCACCTCCTGTTTCAGTGGGAACAGCCCTTTCCAGCTGTTCATCACGCTTTGATTGACAATCGCAGCTTTCTCCTCGTCCGTGTTCCCCATCCCGTCAAGCTTCTTGAGGAGCAGAGAAAAGGCATGCTCCGTAAGCGGTGCTTTGATCTTCTTACGCATCTCCACGAATCCTCGGAGAGCCTCGAGGAGTTCTGCATTGTCGGTGTAGTCATCTAAAGGAAAGATGCCAGCCTTTTCTTTTTGCTTTTCTTTTTTTGTTTCAGTTTCCGTTTTACGTTTATGTTTTATATAGTGTCCAGTAATTGGGGTAGTAATTGCACCATCTATTGGGGTGGTAATTGGGGTAGTAATTGGGGTAGTAATTGGGGTATTTTGGTTACCAATTACCGGTGCAATTCCAAGCTCAACAAGTTGGTATTGTGTCGCCTGATGTTTCCCTCCCCGAATGGTTTTTATGTACCCCGCTTGTTCGAGAACGCGCCGCGCTTCCGCTATGGTCTTCTTATTCCGTATTCCAGTCATCAAACAGATTTCTGCGTCTGATGCGGGAAAGCACTCCGGCCAGCCTCTCATGTTGGCAATCTGAAATAGTCTCATGTAAACAGTGAAAGGGGTGCCGGGGAGGTTCCCCGCACTCATGGTTAGAAATGTGTTGAGCTGTCGAATGTAGTCCATGCCGCGTCCTCCTTTCTATGCGTTTTTACGGGATTTACGATTGAGCCGGTACACATCTGCAACCCGCTCATCAATCTTCACGGGCTCGAGCATGTACCGTTTGAGAAAATCCGTCTCTCCCATGTCGTGGCAGAGATTGTGATGCTTTCGGCACAGAGGCAGTGCGGGGCGTCCAATGTGATTGATATGCGCCCGATTGTTTCCCATTCCGACGATACCGCCGTTGCAGTGATGCAGGTCGGCTTTCCTGCCACAGACCGCACACCGCTTATTCATCAGACACGCCCACACATAGCGAGGGATGTCCTCTGAGAGCTGGTATAGTGGCTCTCCCACGTCAACGCCATGGAGGATGCAGAAGTCAATCAAGTAGGTGATAAACAGCCTTGCGGTCGTCATGTCACAGTTCGAGAGTGAGAATGACCTTCGCAGCGTCTCTGCTTCGCCCACAAACATTAGCTTGAGCATTTCCTTCATGCATTCCAGCGGGGTATATCCCCACCATGCAGCGATGTAGGAGATCAGCACATAGGCTTTCTTGCGCTGATCGGCGGATATGTGACGCTCATCAACGAGTTCAACGCCAACAGTCGGTTGATACCCCTCTGGTCTCTTTTTGCCATGAGGGAACGGGACAAAGACCGTAAGCCCATCATCCCGCTCCTCCACAACATCACCTAGGAGCACCATGCTCAGAACGGAATGTCCGAATCATCGGCGGTATATGCTCCACGCATCTCCGCCTCGATGCATTTCTTTTCCGGTACTGCGATTGTCTCAATGCCCTCAATCGGCAAGATTGAAATGCATTTGGTCGAGGTGTAGATTCTGCCGTTGTAGATGTACTCCTCTTCGCGGAATTTGCCGCCGAAAAGCTTTCCAACAAGGCTCTGTTCGTTCCAATCCCATGTGTAGCCGGGATTTGACTTCTCGATGTTCTGGAGCATACCCTTGAAGCGCCCTTGATGATCACCGGCCGTGAGCTGATAATACATACCGCCCCATTTCGCATCAGCATTGCCCGCCTTGCGCCCCTCGTACTGCTTGCGGTAGTAGCCCATGTGCGGGCCACTCTCAATGTCAAAGGCGATTGTCAGCATCTCTGCGCCGCTCTTTGACTCGCCCAGCTGCACCTTGATGATACGGCACTCATAGCCCCCCGGCGGCAACGGGGTGTATTCTCCCGTTACGGCGGCCGTCTCGTCCCAGTTACTTGGTTTGGTCATCATTGTCATCGTCCTCCTCATACTTTTTCAGTGCCGCGATTACCGCAGCCATGTCGTTCGGAATCTCTTTTTCAAAGCAATCCATCGGGCTCTTTGCCGTCGAATGGTCTGCCTGTGTAACAAAGACGTGACGCCCATCCAGAGCCTTTGCCCAGAGCACCGTCGTGAATTTGGACTCAAGGACAATCTTGTCCAGCTTGCGTCCGCCAGTCTTGACGTGCGTCCACTGGTAGCCGCTCTCGTCATGCTCCGTGAGTGAATGGGCGATAAAGACGACGGTCAAATTCTCGCGCAAGAGATGCGCATCCGATACAATGTTCCAGACGCACTGCGCAAGGTCGATGAACTTATCAAAGCCGCGTTCCTTCGCTCTGCGCATCTCATCATCCACCATGATGGTGGTGAGCCCGTCAATGACGAGCGTGTCGAACTTATCCGCCCATTCTCCCTGCATCTTCTGATAGATAGCTTCAATGGTCGGAACGCTTGATGTTTGCGTGTAGTTCTTCTTCGTTCCGTTGTACTGCTTCTTCCAACCTTTCCACGAGAGTCCCTTACGATCGGCATCAACGATAAATGTGCGCTCGGGGTCGAGCGTGCGGAGCGATGTTGTCTTGCCGCTCCCGCTTTCCCCATACACCAGAATCGCTCTGCTCATGATGTTACCTCCTTACTTGATCTGGATGCTCTGTCGCTCCACGAGTGCACATCCTGCAACCGCATCTCCGGCTTTAAGTGCAGCAAGGATGCCTGACTTATCGATCTTATCCGGCTGTGGAATACGGAATTCCTGCGGGATTGCCGCCTCGTCTGTGATCTCTGTTGCCTTAGATGCACGGAAACTGATTTGATACTCTGTATCCTTAACTGACTTTCCGTCGAGATATGCAGCGAGATAACTCTTGAGCCCATCCGCCTTATTCTTTGCAGCCTTTTCACGGGCAGCGAATGCCTCCCTCTGCTCTTTGAGTGCCGCCGCCTCCGCATTGAGGTCTTTAATCCAGCATGCGATATTGCGGATTTTGCGCGACTTCTCCATATTCAGCTCGTCGAGCTTTTCCGCGTCGATGATTTCCCCTGTCTCCATGTCTACGCAGGAGAGGATTTCTTTATCGATGTCGTAGAGGTTCACGATGCCAGCACCGCCTTTCTGAATATGCCAAAACTGCGCTGATGAGAGCTTGCGCTCTCCTTGACGCACCGCTCATACTTGTTGTAGTAAAGCCTGGAATCGATCGTCACCAGTTTGTCACCGGAAATGCAGCCCTTGTCAATGTAGGTCAGCTCAATGTGTGCCGACCCCTTGTAACGCTGCATATCCGCCGAGAGCAACGTGAGCCTCCCGAACGCTTCCTCAAGCTCCACGAGGGCTTTCAGTCCCCCGGGAAGCCGCTTCGGAATCCTCATCTCTACTCCTCCTCATCTATCTCATACGCTGCCGCCGAAAATTCCTGTTCGTCGAAATCAAACGCCTTGAACAGATCGCCACGCTCCATATCCTCGACGATCTCCTCTGCCTCCTCCTCAGATGAGGCTGTTACCTCGACAGCCCCCTCAATACGGAAATTTACCCTGTATCTCATGTTTGCTATTCCTCCTCATCCGTGATATACTCACGGTATAGCTTTATTGCCCTGCGCTCGGAGCGGTTGCCGCCGCTGTGGGCGCTTTTTCTTTTTCCAGCAACTCGGTATTTAAAATTGAAACGAGTTGCAGGAGTTTGATAGCCGCATCCAAGTGTCCAACCTCGTCATCTGATTTCTCAGCCACCTTAATAATCACGTCCACGGCCGACGGGATAACCCTATAAGGGTCTCCGCGAACTACCATTTCATAGCCCTTTCCAACACGCGCCACGCAAATAAGCTCCTTCTCTCCGTCAAAGCATTTGACAGCCTTCTCAAAATCCAGTCTTGTCATTTCGTCTCCTCCTCTTGCCTATCATGCGAACTCGTACCAGACGAGTTCAGGAGTGCTCTCCCATGTTTCCGGGTTGGGGTCGTCCGTCGTGCCCCGGCTGCGGAACAAGACAGCA